CTCCCCCATTGTTCTATTGCACTATTAAATTCCATTAGCCCGTCATCGCCATATAAACCAAAACACGAATCAATCCACTCCCAATCTTCTTCTGCGAGGTTATCGGCTACACTCTGATAATAAGGTAAATTACATTTGTTTACTTTTTGTGAAATCTGAATGCCCCAAGTATCTCCCGTTAGAAAGGCATTGTATCTTTCTATATCACAAGATAATCCTAATTCAGCGAGGGCTAAATCTTTCTCTGATAACTCTCCTTTGATACTTTGTTGTTCTCGAATTTGGTCATGTGTTATATAAATAACCCCAACACAACCACTATCCCATTGGCAACCAGGAGAAGTAGTCATGCTTAATCCTCCATGATCATGAAGGTATAAAGGTTTCCATAAAACATTATCCGTGCTGATAAATTCTTTTAATTCTTCCTCCGTAAAATCCTCCTCATGTGGTAAATCATAACGGCTATGAAAACACACCATAGTCGTATCATTCGTCCATTCAATTCTAGGATTCTCGGCATAAGCATCATGTATTAGTTCTATCTTGTAACTATACGAATCGTTTTTTACAATTTCTTCTCTACTCATTATCTTTCCTTTCATTCATTTCATTAACAATATCTGCTCTATCTTCTAATAAGATTTCAACTTCCTCCACCAAGCTATTAAAAATATCTTGACCTTTTTCGGTAAAAGAAATTACTTCATCTTCTTCTATGGTATATTTTTCATAATCGTCCCCATATCTTTCTTGCATAATCCAATCTGCTATATCACAAGTAAGTTCAATATATTGGTCGGAGGATAATAAAATTTTTTCTTTACTCATTTGTTTTCCCCTTTCAACTCTGTAAGTTCTTTTTCTAAGTTCTCAATTTTTTCTAGTCTAATCTCTTCGACTAGGAGACCTACTAATTTTTTAGCTATGGAAATATTTTGCCAATCTTTCTCCCACCACATTTCCTCTTCCCATTTTGATACACCATGAGTAGATTTAATTGCCTTCACTATTAATTCTTTATCTTCTAAGTTCATAATTATTCCTCCAACTCCTCTAACTCTCTTTTAATTCTTTTCGTTTCTGATTGATGGTATTGCAAATCTTCTTTAAGTTCTTTTTTGTAATTATTCATGGAGCTTTCTTCAGTCCATTCCACAAACTCAATTTTTTCTTCGGCCATTATTCTTGCTCCCTTAACTCTGTATATCTTTCTGCAAATCTTGGTGTCTTATGAGTAATTAACCAAGCAAAAGGTAATGCTTTAACTTTGTGATTCAAAGTATTCCATTCTTCTATGTCGGCTACATACTCTTTCGTAAAGTTCTCTTGTATATCGTCATAACCAAAAAAACCTAACAAAGCTCCTAATAGTTCTGACTGATTATAAGTTAATGCTATGACCTGAGTTAAATCACGCTTTTTTACCGGTTCGTTTTGAGATACCAAACTGTTTATGTGATTTTTTATAGAATCAATTCTATATTGCAAACTATCGTCAAGTTCGTCCCAAACTTTATCAACATTGGGCATTTTGTTTTTTTCAATTATCTCGGTTTGTTGGGATACTGAAACAATAGCCGACAATACTTGAAACTGACTGTAAGTAAATGTTGTATAGGCAAGTTTATGTTCGTTGTTTCTATCTTGGTCTTTATAATTTATAAAATCAGTAATCTTCCTTTGAAGCTTTACATGACCAGGAACTTTCTCATTCTCTGTATATCGACTAGCCATTGTTTGCCTCTCTTTCGTTTTTGATTTCTTGTTCTCTTTTAGTTTGTGGAAAATCACAATACACATAAAGGTTACTTAATATTCTTCCCTCTCTAGTCTTAAGACTACAAGGTGTATCCCCTTTTTCTATTCTTTGGTAATCTTCAATAGGCATTTCTTTTAATACCCACTCCACAATTTTATTATACTGAATCCATTGTGGCATTTGTTGTATGTCAAAAATTCTGACTGTGGTTACAAAGTTATCACAAGTATTACAAACCCGTGATCCCTCGTCCGTGAGTAGAGGATACGGATTATTACCTAAACCCTCTATTTCTTCTTCACATAATTTACATTTATTTTCTTTTTTAGACTCCATAATCTTTCCACTCCCCCTCTGTGATTAAAGTTTTAAAAAACCTCTGTAATTTCTTTTGATTTGTTAGTATCGCCTGTTACAATTTCTACTGCCTCTCTAACTTGAGATTGTAGTAATTTTAACTCCGATTCTTTATATTTAATTCTCATTGTAAAATAACTCCCTTAATAGTTAATGTATTATTATTAACACAATAAATAATGGTTTACAAGTTTTTTTACTTAATAATATATACTATTCGTTTATGGTTTACGGGTTTATGCCATAAACAAATAGCCATATATAAAACTCTTTTGGCTATATTCTGCCATTATAAAGGTTTTTTTGTTTATGGTTTACGGCAAGGGGCATAAACTTCTTTATTCAATGTTTTCAATACTTTAAGAGAGGTTTATGGTTTATGTATATATATATATGTATGGTGGGGCATAAAGCCCCCACACCATATATAATTTATTTAATTAATAATTGAGTAAACGCCACCGATAGAGTAAACTAGCCAGGTGAAAGGAAGAGGAACAATCATGGTAGGCAATAAGAGAAAAGCAAATGTCAAGGCAGTAGCAAATGAGCCGACAAGTTTGGACGCCAAATTGACAGAAAAGGAAATGAGATTTGTAGAGCATTATGTAAAAGATAATCTCTCTCAAACGGAGTCGGCAAGACGAGCCGGTTACGACCATGCAAGACAAGAGGGATATAGACTAATAAGAAGAAAACACGTAGCCGACAAGATAGTAGAAATGCAAGACGATTTAAGACAACGGGCTAGGATTACACCTGAAAGGTCTTTAAATGATTTAATGAAAATTAGAGATAAGGCATACCAGGAGGGATCATACAATGCCTCAATCGGAGCAGAAAAATTACGATTACAGATAGCCGGATTGTTAGTTGATAAGAAAGAAATTAAGACAGGAAAGATAGACCAAATGACAAGAGAAGAGGTCATGAAAGAATTAGAAAAGTTACACGCAATTGCTGAAGAGAATACGATAGATATTACAGCTACTTCCACCGAAACTGAATGAGTGTAAACAAGTTTACAAATGTTTACTAAAACTAGGGCCATTACATAAAACTCTAGGAATAAACCAGGGGGGTGGGAGGCTTCCCCTCCCCCGAAAAAAAATTGAGATACAAGTCGGGGCATATGTAGTCGGGACACACATTAGTCGGGACACGTATAAAACCAAAACTAAAACCTATCAGTTCAAGTTTAAGTTCTAAAAGTCCTAGCCAGGGGAAGGCCAAGTCCTAGCTAGACCGGCTTAAAACCAGGGAATGTTTACTGTTTACATTATAGTAAACCATTTGGTAGATTCATAATCAGAAAGACTACCTTCGTAGTCTAGTTAATGGGAGTTAACATAACATGGCTAAATCAGCTACACACAAAATAACTTTATTTCAAACTGACTTAAATAGAATTAACAGAAGTATTAAAGAAATCCAGGAGAGTGAACCGGAAGGAACAAGCCTCTTTTACATGGAAATACCATACGATGTTGATAAGAAAGAGTTAGGTGATGTGTTTGTGTTTCGCACTACACTTAAAGAAGAAACCGAAGAGTATGAAACACGCATAAGTAAAACTTGGAAATACGAGGATTACGAAATTACCTTGACTGACCATTACGAAACGAAAGACATAAAACTTTCTGATTAGTAGAAGAACTTCTAGAAGAGGCCCCGACTCGTCTTGACCTGTCGGGGCTTTTTTTGTGCCTTTTCTCCAGGAAATCTCCGGGTGTCGGGACATACGTAAAAGAGTCGGGATTCATGTAAAAGACCAGGTGGTTCTCCGGGTAATATAACAGATCACCAATTATTACATTACCTGGAACCCGGCCAGGCGCCTCGAGGTTACCGGGTAGAAGGCCTTTGCTCCAGGAAAGAAAGTTGGTTTACATTCTCTTGAGGTTGTGTTATGGTTTACATATTGTTAACTATTAAAGGGAGTTAAAAACAATGACAAATAACTTAAATAAAATTTACTTTACTTATCTAGACGAACTGAGAGGTTCCGGGGAAACCAATATGTTTGGCGCTCCGTCTTATCTTATTTCTGAATTTGGAATCGATAAGAGGGAAGCCATGGACATTACGTCAGCATGGATGACCTGGGTATCTAATGGTCGTCAAATTGAAGAGGTGGCATCATGACAACATCATTGAATCCATTTCCAAAGGGTCTTTTTAAAGGAAACTTTTTCAAGGTCCCGAAAGAAAAAAACGAATACGACGATCTGAGTTGTGAAGAAAGAGTCGACGAATACTTAGCCGACAGACTCCAAGATATAAAGGAGTTTGCCCAGGAAGGTTTTTCATCTGATGATTTTTTTGAATATGGCTTATCTGTTGATTATGTTGAGCCGTTCACATTCGGAGATGACCAGGAAGAAGGATACTTACGTTATCAATTATCGTGGGGTGGCCCTAGCGATGAATTTAGGTTTTATCAATTACGAACTGAATACTGGTTCCTGGATTGGCATGACGGAGCATCAAGGGACGTATCCCAGGAAGATGATATTATAGAATTAAAATCTTTCTTTAATGATTGCGGTTATTTCGATCCAAGTTTTGAGGGGGCATCATTATGAGTCAACCATCAATAACTTTAGAAGAGGCCAAAAAACATATCGATAAAATGAACAATGAAAGTCTATATAATTTCATTGACCAACGCCGGGGGGTTGATAGTCTCATGCTAGAATATGCAAATGAGGTAGCCACCAGGCGACTAGCGAAAGAACACGCTATGTTATGGAAAGGCCAAAAGTTTAAGGACGAACCACTCCAGGACATTATCGATCGCAAGAATAAAGAGTCACAAGATTTTCTTAATGACCATATAGAGATCGTGCATATCAAATAAACAAGGTTAACTCCGGGGAAAAGGCGAGGCTAATAACTTCGCCTTTTTTTGTGTCGGGAATCCAGGTCGGGAGTCGGGATACGCATCATAGACCTGGCCATGTATTAACCAGGAATAGATAATATATATAATAAACAAAACTTGGGCCATGTGGTTGCTAGTCATGATCTAGGTCATTTAAATTAAGTTAAGTAAATAGTTGCAATTATCATTTTTATTTTGTTATAATAGGTCATTAACAACGGAGATTAAAATGAGATTAAAAGAAAAGATAACCTTAATAACTGAGAACAAAGGTAACGCAAGAATTTGGATACAAGGCGATACCGATGTTGAAAATCATGGCTTTACTGACGGACAAGTATTCACCGTTAGTTATGGAGACTCACAAATTGTCTTACAGCTTACAGGATTGAAAAGACAAAAAGGTATGCGAGTCGACAAAGAGTTTAAGCGTAAGCATAACTTACCAAAGAACACTATGAAAGTGAGTAAGACTGAGAGAGGTTCAACGATTGATATTGGCAACAAGTTTGTTACAATGGTTGCGGTTGACAATAACAAGATTGGCAATTTTATTCCTTACAAGCTTAAGAATAACAAAGACTCGAATCATAACAGCATGGTATTCATGTTCGATAAGTAACCGAATCACATACCGAATCAGTGGCGTTCTTCGGGACGCCATTTTTTTGGGTAGTATCTTTTTGAATCGGACTCCGTTTTTATTCGGGAATGTTGGGGAGAGGGGAGGGAAGATATAGCGCCCCCTTCTTTAGAAAACCTCTAGAGAGGTTGATTTCTGTCAAATAGTTATCAATCAAAATATAATTGGAGTTGCAAGAAAAAAGTGGTATAGATTCGTTATGTACGAAAATATAGACATTTCCGAAACTATCATTGATGAAAATGAAAAAGATTTTCAAAAAAGAAAAATGATAGAAAGGCTGAGAGAAAAATTTGATTCAGAAGGAAACATGAGCGATGCTGATGTTTTATTAAAGTTCAGAGAAACTTTAGAAGAACCTGGTTTTTCCGGATTAAGGCGTGCAGAATCTAAAGAACGGCTTCGTGGTTCACCTAGACCTATGCCTTACCCACCTATTTCTCCTTTTGAAGAACCTGATCCTGATGAAGATTATGGTTCTAATTGGTATGACTCATTAACCGATGAAGAAAAAGCAAGAATAGATAAACAAAATAAACCTTATAGAGATAGAAACCGAATGCTTAAACCTGAGATGTACGATGGCCCTACCGAGCAACTTGCTCATGGTGGTCAAGTAAGACGAAGAGTTCCTGATATTTATTTTAATAAATACGAAGAAGGTGGCGAAGTCTATGAACCTCGCATAGCAGAAAGAGCGCCTTACTTTAATTTACCTGATTATGAAACAGGCGAATATGATGACATAAAGTTAAGTAGGTTGAGAAATTTATTTACCAAACTACTTCCTGATTACAAGGAAGTTCAGTACAAAGGTGGTTCACAAGCAGCAAAAAACTTTATAAGTAATATAGGAAATTTTGCTGGGGAAGTAGGATTAACTCCTTTTAAATTTGCAGATATGTTTTTAGAGTTTGCTGGAGGAGGTTCTCCAATAGATTCTTTCAATCTTTATATGGATAGACCAGAAAGAGTATATCCGGATAGTCCAGCTGTTTCTAAAATAATGCCATGGAATGTGGAAAGAAAAAATTATCACGAAGAATTTCCTATCGAGAGATTTAAAGAATATGATACGATGAAATATAGACAACAATACAACATGGGGGGAGCGGTCAACAACCCTTCTACTATGGGGATACAATCATTAACACCCTCCCTTACAACGCACAGTGTCCCCGGCTCCCCCCAAACAAATGCTGTTAATACGAATGATCCAAGATTTTCTAACAACAGTGTTAATCCCATAACAGCTTTAGCTAGTGGTATTGGTAATTTAAATAAAAGCTCTAATACTACTAATGCTCTTTTAAAAAAGAACAGCGCTAACCCTAATGCTAATGCTAATGCTAATTTAAAAATAAATTACACACCTAATCCAACAACAAAAGAAAATAGATTTGCATTCTTTAATGCTTTAAATAGTACACGACCAAATTTAGGTTAAGAGTTTCCTGTCTAGTAGAGAGGGGTAAGAAATTACCCCTTTTTTTTATGCAGACGAAAATACATCCAATATAAAAATAAAAGATTAAAAGGAAGGAACATAGCAAAGTCCACATAACTTCCTTGCATAAAGAAATGTAAACTAGCATACAAAAAAATTGTTCCGAATATATAGGCAGATACCCCTATGATTTCGTAAATAATCTTTATGTAAAAATTATAATGTTCCATATTTTCAATCTAATACCTTTATGAGGCATTTTTATGACAGTGTAAATTATCTTGCGATTTTAACAAAATGCTAGTACATATTCGGTATAGGAGATTATTATGAAAAAAATTATTTTAATAATACCAATGATGGTTTTTCTCGCTAATTGTTCTGCGTCTAGCATAACTGTTTCTGCAAATATTCCAGAATCACAAGAGGTTGACATTAGTATAAAAACCACAGATGCTGACAAGCAATAAGGAGAAAATCATGGAATGGTTAAACAAGATAAAAGACCTGATCGTGACTCTTCCCTCAAGAGTAACCGAACCAAGCACCTGGGCAGGTGTCGGTGTAGTGTTACTGGGACTTGCAATTGTGTCGACAGGCAGGGGCTTCCTCGGACTGCTGACAATTGTTGCGGGGGGAATTGCCATATTTCTTAACGAACGATCTGAATAAAGTAGAGAGGGTAAAATGATCTCAATCCTAGGCAGTTTATTGGGCTTTGGCACTTCATTCTTGCCCTCTGTATTTTCTTTCCTACAGAAGAAAAACGACCAAAAGCAAGAGTTGTTGCTTTTAGAGGCTCGTGCAAAATATGCTCAAGAACTGAGCAAATATAAACTTGAAGAGTTAGATGCTCAGGCTCAAATAGAAGAGAGCCGCACTATCTATAACCATGCAAGTGAGTTAGCAAAAAATAATCAGTCTCCGTTTATTTCGGCTTTACAGGCGTCCGTTCGTCCTGTCATTACTTATTTCTTTTTTCTGCTTTTTGCATTTATAAAAACTATGGCTGTAGTTGTTTCTATTAGAGAGGGCGTAGATGTATCGGAAGCTATACTAGCTTGCTGGGACGATAACACAGCAGGTGTCTTTTCCGCTATTCTAGCATTTTGGTTTGGAAACCGGGCTGTCGCTAGATACGTAAAGTAAAATGAAAAATGTAAAAAAACTTTTAGACGGCTTAACAGACGAACAAGCCCGAGAAGCATTACAACTTCAACAAAGATTAAATACTCTCGATTATCAAAAGACATCACAAAGTACCTTTATTCCTTTTGTTAAACATATGTGGCCCGACTTTATTGAGGGACAACATCATAAAATTTTTGCCAAGCAACTAGAAAGAGTTGCGACAGGCGAATCAAAAAGGTTAATTGTAAATATGCCACCCCGACACACAAAGTCCGAATTTGCTAGTGTGTTTTTTCCGGCATGGATGATGGGACGCAATCCTAAATTAAAAATCATTCAGGCGACACATACAACAGAACTTGCCACAGGCTTTGGCCGTAAATGTAAAGCTCTCGTGCATAGTCCACAATTTCGTGAAGTTTTCCCTGAAGTAAAAATATCTCCCGAAAGTCAAGCTGCTGGTCGTTGGAATACAGTAGAAGGTGGAGAATATTTTGCAGCGGGTGTTGGAGCTGCTATTACAGGACGGGGCGCAGACTTACTTGTTATTGATGATCCACATTCTGAGCAAGATGCTTTAAGCGATACTTCTTTTGATGCGTGTTACGAATGGTATACCTCTGGCCCACGACAAAGATTACAACCAGGTGGCTCTATTGTTATTGTTATGACACGCTGGTCAACCAAAGATTTGACAGCACAAGTATTAAAAATGCAGTCACGCAAAGGAGCAGACCAATGGGAAGTTATAGAGTTTCCGGCTATCTTTGAAGATGACAAAGTATTATGGCCCGGATTTTGGTCACGTGATGAATTAGAAGGTGTTAAATCTTCCTTACCTATATCGAAGTGGGCTGCACAGTGGTTACAAAAACCGACAAGCGCAGAAGCTGCTATTCTCAAAAAAGAATGGTGGCAAGTATGGGAAGGAGAAGAGCCTCCTTATTGTGATTACATTATTCAATCTTATGATACAGCATTTTTAAAATCAGAAAGAGCTGATTATAGTGCTATTACGACATGGGGTGTCTTTACTCCGAGTGAAGACGATGCACAGGCAATATGTCTGTTGAACAGTGAAAAAGGACGGTGGGAGTTTCCGACATTAAAGAAAAAAGCTTATGAACATTATTTGGAATATGATCCTGATATGGTTCTTATTGAAGCAAAAGCTTCAGGTTTACCTCTAACACAAGAACTAAGAACAATGGGTATTCCTGTTATTAACTTTACCCCTGGTGGTCGAAGGAGGAGGACAAGAATAAAATTGCGACGGGCTAATGCGTGCGCTCCGTCTTTTTGAATCAGGTAAAGTATGGAGGCCGGAGACAGAATGGGCTGAAGAATTAGTTGAAGAATGTGGTAATTTTCCAAATGGAGATCACGATGATTTGGTAGATTCGACAACTCAGGCTATACTCCGATTCCGTGAAGGAGGATTTATAACTCATCCTGAAGATTATTTAGATGACGAAATCACTCCTAAGCAGTATAAGTATTATTAAAGGAGAAAAAATATGCCAAGAGTTGGAAAAAAACATTTTTCTTATGACGAAGACGGATACGCTAAAGCACGTGCCTTATCTGACAAAACTGGTGAACCTATGGTTACTGGTTATGCTCAAGGTGGTTCAGCAGCTGATTTTGTTTCTGATAAAGAAAGACAAAGACTTGAAGATGATTACTTAGCAAACTCTGCCGCTGTTAATCCTGAATTTGCCTACGACCGTGCAAGTTACGAGTTAGATCAAGGTGAAGGAACAAACAGAATGAAAAAAGCTAGAAGAATGGCTGGCGGTGGTGAAGTTGAAGTGGCTATACCTAAGAGTGCTGGAGGCGAAAGCACTATGAGAGGTATGGGCGCAGCTACTAAAGGTGGTAAGTTTTCTGGAGTATTCTAGGTTGTGTCTAAAAAAATTAAATTTGAACCTGACTTTGAATTACAGGAAGATGACGAAGTAGTTTTTGAATTTGAAAACGAAGTAAAAGCTTTAGATCCTATTTCTGTAGAAGAAGCAGTGGCAAGGATAATTTGTTTTAACAATCCTGAAAATCCATGTGATTGCAAAACCTCACTAAAATGTGATAAACATGAAAAGTATAGAGCTTCTGCTTTATCAGCTATTGTAGTTGTTCTAAGTACCGAAGGGTTTTTAAAACCTAAAAATTTATTGATAGAAAAAAAGGATATTAATTAATGGTTGATGATAATTTACCTTTAGGACAAGGAGGGCCAGAAGAAGAAGAGCTGGCTATAGAAGGAAATCCTTTAGAAGGATTAACAGTCAATCCTGAAGTTTTAGAAATTATACAAAACGGAGAAGGTATAGAGCTTGAAGACGGCTCTATGGAATTTACCTTAGAAGAAGGTGTCCTTGAAAAACAAAATGTTCCTTTTGATGCGAACCTTGCTGAGTATATGGACGATAGCGCATTGGGAGCATTATCTAGTAATTTACTTGCTCACATAGAAGAAGATAAAAGCTCTCGTCAAGAATGGGAACAAGCCTATAGACGAGGACTAGAATTATTAGGTGTTAACAATACAGAAAGGTCTGAACCTTTTGAAGGAGCTTCAGGTGTAACTCACCCTATGTTAGCAGAAAGTGCAACGAAGTTCCAAGCAATGGCTTATAAAGAATTACTTCCACCCGGAGGGCCAGTGCGAACAATGATTGTAGGCGCACAAAACGCAGAAACCGAAGCCCAAGCTGATAGAGTAAAAGAGTTTATGAACTATCAGATAACTTGTGAAATGGAAGAATATGATCCTGAAACAGATCAAATGTTATTTTATCTTCCGCTTAGTGGTTCAGCATTTAAAAAAGTTTATTACGATCCGACAATGGGTAGACCATGCGCTCGTTTTGTTCATGCAGAAAAATTAATTGTCCCTTACAATACAACCGACCTTATCTCAGCAAGTCGAATAGCTCAACAATTTACAATGGGTGGCAATGATTTACGCAAACTTCAGTTATCAGGTTTTTATAAAGATATAGATTTAAAACCAGGGACTGTTGGCGCAAGCGAAGTTACAGAAGAAATAGATAAACTTTCCGGCCTTGAAGATATTAATTATGAAGACGATGTTTTTGAATTATATGAAATTCATACTTTCCTTGATTTAGATGGTTTTGAAGATGTTGATGAAGAAGGTGAACAAACAGGAATTAAAATTCCATATATTGTAACTATTGATGCGTATAGCGGAAATGTTTTATCTATTCGTAGAAACTACAATGAAAATGATTCTATGAGAAATCCTATTCAGTATTTTGTTCATTACAAATTTTTACCGGGATTAGGTTTTTATGGATTTGGTCTTCCACATATTATTGGCGGTATGTCACAATCAGCAACTTCTATTTTAAGACAGCTTATTGATGCGGGTACATTAGCAAACTTACCAGCTGGTTTTAAAGCTAGAGGTATTCGTATTCGTGATGATGATGTTCCGTTGCAACCAGGTGAATTTAGAGATGTAGATGCCCCTGGTGGAATTTTAAGCAATTCTTTAATACCTTTACCATTTAAAGAACCTTCACAAACTCTTTATGGATTATTAAAAACACTAGAAGAAAACGGCAAAGGATTTGCCGCTATTGCAGATTTTCCATACAAGGAAGTAGACAAGAATGCTCCTGTTGGCACAACGATTGCCAACCTTGAAAAAGGAACACGAGTTATGTCTGCTATTCATAAAAGGTTACATTATTCTCAAAAAATAGAATTTAAAATACTTGCTAGATTATTTAATGAATATCTGCCTCCTGTTTACCCTTATGCCACAGCAAACGGACAACAAGAAATACAAACAAACTGATTTCGACCAAAGAGTAGATATTATTCCAATCAGTGATCCTTAATATTTTTTCTATGGCACAACGAATAGCTATGGCACAAACACAGTTACAATTAGTGCAATCTAACCCCTGCTATTCATGGCCCGAATGGTTTATACGAATCATATCGAAGAATGTATTCTGCTTTAGGTATTCAAAACATTGATCAGGTATTACCTAGACCAAAACCACCACAACCAATGGATCCTGGTCAAGAAAATGCTATAGCTATGAAAGGTGGAACATTAAAGGCTTTTCCACAACAAGACCACGATGCTCATATTAAAACACATTTAGCATTAATGGGAACTCCAGCTCTAAATGCTGACTTAAATCTTGTGGCTAATATTCAAGCGCACATTTATGAACATATTTCTTTTAAAGCAAAAGATATGGTTCTTGCTAAAATGCAACCTGAAATTGAGCAGTTAAAAGCTCAGTACGGAGGTCAAATACCTCCTGAGGTTCAAGAACAATTAAAACTGCAAATTGAAGAACAAACGGCTCAAGAAATTGCTGGTTTATCAGAACTATTTACTCAAACAATTGAACCGCTTGAAGGCCCTGATCCATTAGTGGCTTTACGACAGCAAGAAATTAATCTAAAAGAATCAGATATGGAACGCAAATCAGAGGAGTTCCAACAAAGGCTTCAACACGATATTATATCAGATGAAGCAACTGCTCAGGTAGCTTTGGACAGAGTGGATGTTCAAGAAAAAGCTATAGATGAGCGGACTCAAATCGCACGGGAACGAATCGCTGCTCAACGGGAACGTGATAACAAAAATAGGAGAGAGACTGAGATGTTAATAAATGAGTTTTCGTAGCTTTTTTAAAGAAATTTCTATAGCATTTGTTTCTATAGCTGTTGTGGCTAGTATTACTTTTGCTGAAGATTCAAACATAACAAATACGACTACGACGACTTCTACTGTTACTAGCAATAATACCAACACCAATAATAATACCAATGTAAATCAAAGCACTAGCAATAACACC